GGTATGGGAGCGTTAATCGGATTTATTTGTATTCTTCCGCTTGTGATTGCTCTCTTCGCTGGAATGCACTGGTACTACAACAACACCGAATCAGGTAAGCGAGCATTTAAGACACAAGAAAGCGACTTAAACGGCGGAATACGAAGACATGTTGCAGTATATGACGCAATCGGTAATCTTCTTCAAGAATATGATGGTACTTTCGATGTTGACTTTGACGGAGATGAACAAAGGATCTTGTTTGACGATGAAAAGGGATTTAGACATGTAGTGTACTTTAAATCGGGGACAGTGATCGTTGAGGAAGTAGAATGAAAAAGCCCCCAGACGGGGGCTAAACTACTTTATTCATGTGAATCTCAATATCATGAAGGACGCGTTGGCACAACTCCAACCGCTCAAAAATCTCGTAGCGGTAGAACTTGTCACGGTCGATAACCTGTTCCAGTTGTTCCAATTCGTCATCAATGAGCATAGACATCCATGACCAGTCTTGCTGAATGGTCAAAAGGTGCATTTCACGATTCTTTTTTTTCATTATGTTTTTCTCCTTATCTGCCCGGGCAAGGACATTGTATCAAAGGTGATCACAATACGCTACAAAACGGATGCTGATTTTAAAGAAATTTTGCAAAAAATCCAATTAAATTGGATCGAGGGGGGTGATCAGGTGGCAACGATAAAACTGAAAGACTGGGAAACGCCGGAGAACCTTGAACTGATCGAAGGTTGGGCAAGGGACGGACTGACAGACAAGGATATTGCATACAATATAGGCATCGCAGAATCAACCTTTAACAGATGGAAAAAGAGAAGTCCATCAATTTTAAAAGTCCTAAAAAACAGCAAAGAAGTTGCTGACAGACGGGTGGAGAACGCTCTTTTCAAGTCTGCACTGGGTTATCAATACACAGAAGTCACAAAAGAACGAGATGAAAGCGGGTGCATGATCGTCACAAAGGAAGTGGTAAAAGATGTCAAACCGAATGTCACAGCACAGATCTATTGGTTAAAGAACCGCATTCCGAAAGTCTGGCGTGATCATCCAGAACTTATGGCAAGTCCCGAAGAAAGTCCCATTCTTTCTTCACTGGTTCAGCTATTGCAGACAACGGAAAAGGAAGGTGAACAAAATGACTGAAAGAAGAAAAGAAGTAATGAGAAAAGCTCAGAAAAAGTACAGAGAAAAGAACGCTGAAAAATTAAAGGAAAGAGCAAAAGAAAGATATTATCAAAATCGAGAAAGCGATATGCAAAGATGCAGGGACAAATACAGAAATATGTCAGAAGAAGAAAAGAAGATTTATCTGGAAAAGAGCAGGGAAAGAAAAAAGAAATATTATCAGAATCACAAGGAAGAGATTTCGGAAAAAAGGAAGAAATACTATCAGGATCACAAGGAAGAGATTTTAGAAAGACGAAACAGAAAGGAGCCGGCATGATTATTGGAATCTTATTTTCGATTATTCTTTTGACTTTATTATTTTCAGCGGGGGTCGCATGGATCATTTGCATGATTACAGGAATTGCATACACGTTTGGAAGTGTCCTCGGTGTATGGGTTCTCTGGATTCTTCTGATTTCCCTTTTTGGAAAAGGTGGTGATGGATGAATGTTAATTGGATACGACCGCTCTCCTGCTGTCTTATGCTTGGAGCATGACGAACAGCGGGATCTGGAACGACATCCAGAAAAAGCGAGTTATTACGCAAAACTGATAGAAAAGCGGACGAAACACCGCAAGAAACCTAAAAAGAAATGATTACATTTTCAAAGAAACAGGCGGACTTTATAAAAAAGCCGTTCAATGATTTCTTCGAAGTTTGTGAAGGATCTCCCCGCTCCGGGAAGACCTTTGCACTGACATCTCGATATGCACTACATCTTCTACGAACAACAGACAAAACGCATCTGGTTGTTGGATATTCAGCGGAGCAAGCGTACCGTCTGATCATGGAAGGTGACGGTTTCGGGTTGGTGCATATCTTTAAAGGTTGTTCAGAAATCAAACACGATGACACAGGTGCTCATCTTCTGCTCCACGCTCCGAACGGAGATAAAAAGATATACTGGAAAGGCGGAGGCAAGGCGGACAGCAAGCGTGTCATAACAGGTTTATCGATTGGGTCAGCGTATCTCTGCGAGATTGATCTTTTGCATCTTGATATGATCCAAGAAGTATTCCGTCGAACATATGCATCTCATGATCGGTATATTGTTGCTGATCTGAATCCACCAGCTCCGAATCATCCTGTTATTACAGAAGTATTTGATGTGCAGGAGCCGTACTGGTTGCACTGGACTTGTTATGACAATCCGATTCTGACACCTGAACGCTTGGAAGAAATAAAGACCGCAAACAGCAAATCACCTTTTCTTTGGAAACGTGACTGGCTGGGTGAAAGATGTATTCCTGAAGGTGTTATATACTTCATGTTCGATACAAATAAGCATATCCTTCAGGAACTACCGAAAAATGTCCAGAAAATAAAACTGTTCATATCAGGAGACGGCGGAACAACTGATGCAACAAGTGTAAATGCATGGATTGTTGGACGACAGGACGGTGAATACAGATTGTTCGGTGTTGGTTGTTATTACTACGACAAAGGACAGAAAGCACTCTCAACACAAGCAAAAGAGATTGTGACACAATTCATTCCATATATTCGACAGAAATACGGAATGCACGAGCAAGGCATATACATTGATCCTGCTTGTAAAGCATTACGGCTTGAAATCCATAAACTCGGACTACCGACAATTGGAGCAGACAATAACGCACACGACGTAAAGAACAACCGCAAAGGGATCATGTGCGGTATTGAAATGCTACAAAGTGCGATCACGGAAGACCGCTTCTATTTGATCGAAGACGAACTATACGGGACACAGCCATTCGTCAAAGAAGCAGGGCTATATTGTGTCGATAAGAACGGGAATCCAGTGGACGCATACAATCATTGTATGGACAGTGTAAGATATGCTTCTAATCACTTTTTGAAATCGTATGGATTATGGAACGGCCCGGTCAGGGCAAGTAAGGAGAGAATCTAAATGGCACTTTATATTGATCGATCAGAACTACCTGAGGATATTTCATTTATCCCAGATGGGGTTCTTCAATATGTACTAGATGAACACCGCGCACGATTAGGACGACTTGAAACGCTACACAATGCATACCTGGGGAAGAACTTCCCGAAGATGACAGAAGAAAGTGACATCTCTGTTGTTGTAGATTATCCGCGTTACATCGTTGACAGCATCAATGGAATGTATCTTGGAGATCCTGTCAGATACAACACAAGCGAGGACCATAGCATCACGAACGGAACAAAAGCAACGGTTCGCGCTGGTGAAGTAATGCGTGCAGAACATTTACAGATGCCTGATGTTGATATATCACCTGTAACAGATGCATATAAAAGACAATCAATATCAGACGCTGATTCAGAAATCGGAAAACATATCGGAGAATATGGAGAAGCATATGAACTTGAATATGCTTCCGATGATGATATTCCACAACCGAAGACTGCTGTATTTTCTCCCCGTTGTTCAGAGATGATAAGAGACACAACTGTTGATCATCACAGACTATTTTTCATGACATACGAGAAACGGAAAAGAACAGATCACTCACTTTACTATGCGGTCTTTGTATATACACCATCTGAATGCATCGAATATTACTCTGACGGCGTAGAAAATCCGCTGTCATTCCATGAAGCGAGCAGGACACCGCACTTCTTCGGAGAAGTCCCAGCGGTAGAATACCGCAACAACTCCGACCGATTAGGAGATTTTGAAACATCGCTGTCAATGATTAACGCTTACAACAAGCTGATGTCAGACCGCATCACAGATAAAAGCAGATTCGTTGATGCTGTTCTCTTCCTTTATGGCATGACATTAACAGACGAACAAAAAGCGGACTTAAAGAAATACGGCATCGTTGATACTCTCCCACCAAAGGTGGAAGGATCAAGTGCAGAATATATTCAGAAAATAATGAACGAAAACAGCAATCAGATTCTGGCAGATGGTATGGTGCGTGATATTCATAAGATGAGCATGGTTGTTGATATGACAGACGCTTCTTTCGGAACGGCAAGCGGACAAGCTCTGAAAATGAAACTGCTTACAATGTCGATGCTTGTCAAAAACAAGATCCGTTCAATGGAAAGAGGATTAAAGAAGCGTTTCGAACTTTACAACAAATGGCTGTCTGTTCAGGGGACGATGCCGATCATCGAAAAAGAAGACATCGATGTTGTCTTTTCACTGCAAATGCCGGTAGATGAAGCTGGAATCGTTGACATCGTAACAAAGCTGAAAGACTTCGTAGATGATGAATTACTGCTCTCTCTTCTCTGGTTCGTCAAAGATCCAGCGGAAACAGTGAAAAAAGTACAGGCACAAAGAAAAGAAAAGCAGGCAGAATACTTCGACACATTTGGAATGACCGCAAAGGAGAATTCAATTCACAGCGGGGTAGATGATGAAGAAGACACAGCAACAGGCGGAGATCGCCGCAAACAGGGCGTCAAGGGAAATACTGAAAAGGATACAGAAACTTTATAAGAAATTGTGCGACCTTGATCGGTTGAACATGGAAGAGGCAGAAGAGATCCTGAACGAACGGAAAACCATTTCGAGAATAATCAAGAAACATATATATGATTGTTATTTAAACTCATGGATAACGGAAGCAGAACTGTTGTCGGTTCTGTATCCGTTTTCTTTTGTCCAGGAACAGGCAGAACAATATCTAAGATCATTGCCGAAACCAGAAGATACTACTCTCCCAGTCGTGGAACTTTCTGACGGCGTTTTGAAGAAGAAAGCACCACCTGATCCAATAGACTTTTATGTTATGCGACACTTTCTTCAATACATTCAACAAGTATCAGTCATAAAGAAAACAACGACAGATACAACATTGATCGAATGGAGAACAGGTATTCATGGTGAAAGCGGAATCGGATTTCGTCTTACATCCCTGCTACGAACAGAATCGGACACAGCACAAGCAAACGCAAGCGCAGACGTTTATATTAATCAAGAGATTCCGGCATATCGTTATCATGCAATGTTAGACGACAGAACTTGTGAAAAATGTAAAGCACTGGACGGGAAGATATTTAAGATGTCGGATAAACAGCCGGGGGTGAATTTCCCTAGAATCCATCCAAGATGTAGATGTTACATAGAACCAGTAATGTTATGAAAAATGTATTTTTAGTATTACCGCTCAGATTTGGAGAACGGGAACGGCAAAAATTAATTTATATAGCAGAAGCGGAAGCAGAGGCCGTATTTAAAGAACCTTGCTCAATTTCATCAGTAAAAGCAGATAATGAGATTGCTCTTCTATCTCGTTCATTGGATGAAATCCAAAAAGCGGATGCGGTTATGTTTCCGTGGTTATATGACACTGCGAAAACAGGGCGATTTTTAGCACAGATCGTTGAAACATATGGAATACAAAAGATATTTATGAAGGATGAAGGGTATGGAAAGTGAATTTATGAAAACAGCACGGCGAACGGTTCTTTTTTACATTCAGAAGCATCAACCGAAAACTCCGATTGAATATGATGACACATATGTTGTCTGGTTCTGTAAAACATTGCAGAACTGGAAAGCACTGATCAGTACAACCATACCAGATGGAATGTACTACGAAGTCACCTACAACGGAGACAAAAAAGAAATATATTTGGATGCTTACAAGAAATGCGAGAACGTCGTTGTATTCCCTGATAAACCAGGATCTAGTCAAGCACATGAGCAAGTATTGATGGAGGCGTGATTTATGGAATTGATCGATACTATTGATTTGATGACATCTGACAATTACAAAGACAGATTAAAAGCGGAATATCTGCAAACAAAAATTCGATATGACAAACTGCATCATATGCTTGTCCAATACGAAGCGGGGACACTTCCCTTTGATTTGAGTTGTCCATTAGAAGTTTTAGAACATCAGGCACATTATATGGGACATTACTTAAAGACGCTTGAAATCAGGGCTGAAATAGAAAAGGTCGAGTTATAAGGACAGGACAGAAACGATCCGGCACTGGATCAGACGGTGCAATTCCGTCTCTGTCCATTACTACCGCCGACGGGCGGGGAAGCAACCGCACACCGTGGCACGGACACGGCGGGCAAACAATATTTTAATTGCGGGCGTGTACCGCAGAAAGGAGCCGATCATGGCAGATGTAAATCCAGAAGTAACAACACCAGAAACGACACCAGAAACAACAAAAGACACAACGGACTACGGCAAACTGCTGGAAGGCGTTGATATAAATAAATTGCTTGAATACGAAAGCGTGAAGAAACTTGTACAAGCACAGAGTGACAGACGGGTTACACAAGCAATTCAGACAGCAAAGGCGAAATGGCAGGCTGAACAGGAAGAAGCACAGAGCGAAGCAGAAAAGCTGAAAAAGATGTCTGCAGAACAGCAGGAAAAATACAAACTGGAACTGGACAGAAAAGCGTTCGAGCAGGAAAAAGCAAACTTCTTACACGCTCAGCTTGTTGTTGAGACACAGAAACAACTCCTTAATAGCGGATTACCTGATATTGCTGAATTCATCACCGGAGCGACAGCAGAAGAAACGACAGCAAATATCACAAAGGTAACAGAACTGCTTGGAGCATGGAAAACAGCACAACTGAATTCTGCAATGAGGGGAACGGCTCCGAAAGACACAACGCCTCAGAACATTACTAAGCTGACGAAAGCAGATCTCATGACAATGACACCTGCTGAAATCAATAAGGCATGGGACGAAGGGCGTATCGACGTATCAAACCTGTAACTATTAACCGGGGAGAAATCCCCCTCGTCATCAGTAACTAAACGTATCTAATAAACTTTCATTTTTTAAATATAGGAGAACACCATGGCACTTACATCTTTTATTCCGAAGTTGTGGAGCGCACGACTTCTGAAAAATCTTGAAGAGGCACACGTAGCAACCGCCTTTGTCAATCGTGATTACGAAGGCGAAATCAAGAACCAGGGCGACACAGTCCATGTGAATACACTCGGACCGATCACCGTCAAGGATTATGACGCAACTGCAAAGGCTTCTGGAATCGATGCACCTGAGGAACTGTCTACAACTGACCAGACGCTCGTAATCGATCAGGCGAAGTACTTCAACTTCAAGGTCGATGATGTTGACCGTGTTCAGTCTGCTGGTCCTCTGATGGATCAGGCGATGCACAACGCTGGCTTCGCCATTGCTCACGAGATCGACACAAAGATCTTTACAACCATTTCTGACGCTGTCCCGGAAGGGAATATTGTTGGAAACAACAGCACAGCGCTCACTTCTGATAATGTCTGGGGACTTCTGATCAAGCTCCGCAATATCATGAACAAGAACAATGTTCCGAAAGAAGGAAGAAAAATCGCCTGCTCTACAGAAGTGGTCGGTATCATCCTTGGTGATGATCGCTTCGTAAAGACTGGCTCTGACAATGCAGAAGACCGTCTGACTAACGGACTTGTTGCTCGTGCTTGCGGATTCGACATCTATGAGACCGAAGATATTCCTGAAGGCGAAATCCTGGCAACTGTTCCGATGGCTACTTCCTTCGCAGAGCAGATCACATACACCGAAGCATTCAGACCTGAAAGCGGATTTTCTGATGCTGTAAAGGGTCTCAATGTTTACGGCGTCAAGACATTCTATGCGAACGCAACAGCAAAAGCTTGCTATAAGACACACACTTATACAGAAGTTGTTGAACCGTCCGGCAATCCCAAGACAAAGGGATACTATGAACTGACTAACGGCTGGTATGTTCTGACAAAGGACACATCCGTCACAGAAGGCAAGACCTACTACACACAGGACGAATAATAGGAGAACACCATGGCAACACTGAATGAAGTCAAAACAAGAACAGGGCTGTCAGACGGTGATGCCGAACAGTACATCGCAATGGCGGAAGACCGTGTCAGGCTGTACCTGAACTATGCGGATTCTGACGATATTTCTCGTTTCTCTTCCGTCATTTCCGATGTTGCGTGTTTGCTGTACGACAGGCAGAGATCCATCCAGACAGCACAGACATCGTGGTTGCAGACAGCAGGATTATCGGGGAAGTCATATTCAGAGGGCCCTGTATCTGTCCATGAAACATACGGCGGACAGGAAGGATCAGGCATCACTGTTGGAGCGTTGTACGACAATCAGATCTCAGCCGTGTTGGGAACGCTGGCAAGGTGGAGAAAGGCACGGGTGGTGAAATGCTGACACAGGACGCTTTCACAGAGCATAAAGCAGATTACACGATTTACCGCAAAACACCCGTGCAGGACATTTACGGAAATGAAACCAATACATATACCGCAGGTGGAACGATCAATGTTATGTGGACTCCGATTATTGATGAAGCAAGTATTACATTATATGGAGAACGCATAAATACTATGATGCAGGCTATTGTTTACGACAGTACAGAAATTCAAGCACACGATCAGGTAGTTATTGACAATGAGCGTTATGAAATCATCTCAATAAAGAAATATCCATCTTACAGGTTAATACAGGTAGGAAAGATATGATATCAGACGAAATCGGTGCAATGCTTTCAGGCATACCAGTACAAGTAGCAAGAACAATGGATCAGACTGCTGAGAATATGGTGAGAAGCATGAAGGAACGACTGGAAGCAGGCGATCATATTGACACAGGACGATTAATAGGTTCGATAAGTGCAGACACTGAACTTTCTGGAAACGAAATCATAACAGACATCAATATAACTGCGAAAAGTGAAGAAGGTACATGGTACGCTGAATTTCTTGAATATGGCACAGGTATCTACAATGAAAGCGGAAACGGACGACAAACACCTTGGGCATGGCAAGATAGAGACGGTAATTGGCATACAACAAGAGGAATGCACGCAGATCCTTTTATTCGTCCATCTATTGCAGAACATATTGGAGAACTTGATGCTGGAATAAGTCACGATATCGGAGATTTGAAGAGGTATAAGCAATGATATCAAACAGAGTACAGATTAAAGAAGCGTTGGAAACTGTTTGTCCAAATGTGAAAACGGAAAGACCAGAGGGAGTGCTTAATCTCCCACTCATCACATATGGTGAAATAACAAATGTCCATGTTTCAAGATATGAAGACAGAATAGAATATCAGATTGACGCTTACGCTTCTTCTTTTGTGGATATTATACAGATGACGCAGGCTATTGATGATGTCATGACAAATATGGGCTGGCAAAGAACATATGTAACACCTGACGGACGGGCAAGGGTAGGCACGGGATTATATCAAAAATCATTATCATATGTCGGACGTGTTGATATACGCATAAACGACATAATTGCATTAAATTGAGGAGGTTCTAAATGAGTGCAAACTATGCAGAGGAAGTGTTAAGTACAATTGGCACAACCGTTAAAATTGGAAACACTGTTATTGAAGGTGCATACAATTATTCCGATCTTGGTGCAGATGCACAGGAGTTGGATTGTACTGGCCTTACACATACACACGCTGTAAAGGTTCCCGGTCTTATCGATGAACCGGCATGGGAACTTGATTACTATGAGAATGAGACAGACTGGGCGACAATCGAAGCGACAAAGAATGAATCTTCTGTAACGCTGACTATTGAACACTCTGACGGCTCAAAGTTCACAAACACAGGCAAATATGCTTCAAACTATGAGGCAGGCGGTTCTGTTAATGGAATGCATCAGTGCAAGGCCAAGTTCACCCTGACATCCGGTACAGGTTGGACAAGGGTACCAGTTTCACCCTGACATCCGGTACAGGTTGGACAAGGGTACCAGCTCCGTCAGTGTAATAACCAGGGGGGCAATGCCCCCCATATTTTCTATAAAGGAGTGAAATTATGAAATCTTATACACTGTTTCTGAATGAAGGCAACGAAGAAATTGAAGTAAATCTTAGACTTGATATTGACGGCGTTCTTGCTCTCAAAAAGAAGTTTAATGAAATGACCGTGGAAACGATCTACGGTGCAATTGAAGATCCAGAAAAGATGGTGTACATCTTTGACAAATGTCTCAATTTCAAAGGCAATACAAACGTCGTGAAATCTGGATCTGAATTGTATAACCTGCTTGTCGATAATGGAAAAGGTGGTATGGAAGGATTCTGGGAAGTCCTTTCTGGTATTGCCACAGAATCTGGAATCCTTTCGGAGAAGATGGCACAGCGCATGAACGATAATGCGAATCGTCTCTTCAATGGAATGTTCATCGATGAACAGGGAAACTCCCCGACCCCGCAAAAGTAAGCTGGGCTGGAATTGATGATGTCATACGTGCGGGGCGTGAAGCAGGCATACCATATCATGACATCTATTTCTGGACATGGGGCGAAGTGGAAGATTTCATAAACATTCGGATACAGCAACAACGAGCAGAAGACAAAAGACTTGCGCAGATAGCAATGCAAACATCCTCTGTTCTGTCCCGTATGTTTGCAAGTGATCAGAAACAATTCATCTTTACAGATGAGTTCGACTGGTTATTTACACCGGAAGAACACCGGGAAGCAAAGCGGAGGCGTTTAGACAACGCGATCCACGTAAAGGAGGCCCCATAATTGAATACAAGTGAATATGTAGTTCGATTTCGTGCTGAGATTTCCAACTTCAAGCAGAATCTGGAAAGAGCAAAATCCAGCATGAAACAGGTCGAACAACAAGGGGGAACACTAAAATCTCGAATCCAATCACAATTCAGTAAGTCAACCAAAAGCACCGAATCATTTCGTGCATCATTCCAAAAGACATCAAAAACAGTTTCTTCCGCCACAAGTGGAATGATTTCAGGCTTAAAGAAGTTAGCTTCTGTCGTCATTGCCGCATTTTCAGTAAGGGCTGTAATTCAGTTCGGCAAGGAATGTCTTAACGCAGCGTCCAAACTGAATGCAATGACGGCAATGTCTAACAAAGCATTTGGAGAGATGTCAGAAGATGTACAGAAATGGGCGAAGTCCGCATCCACTTCTTATGGATTATCTCAACGAATGGCTCTGCAATACACTTCCACTCTTGGAAGCATGGCAAGGGGATTCGGATTTACGACAGAAGAAGCAGTAACATTATCCGAAACGATAGCAGGACGAATTGGTGACTTAGCTTCGTACTATTCGATAACACAGGACGAAGCATACAACAAAATGAATGCCATCTTTACCGGGGAAACGGAGTCCTTAAAAAGTCTCGGTATTGTTATGACACAAACCGCTCTGGACAGTTACGCATTAGCAAACGGCTTCGGTAAAACAACTGCTCAGATGACGGAACAAGAGAAAGTCATTCTGCGATACAAGTTCCTGATGGATCAGACCAAATTAGCAGAAGGCGATTTCATGGACTCCACGGCGAGAGGTTCCTGGGGAAACCAGATCCGCAGATTAAAGTTGCAGATAGAAGACTTCAAAACATCTGTCGGACAGGGACTGATCGTTGTTCTTACTCCTGTTATCAGTTTGCTGAATACCTTGATGGGCAAACTCGTTTCCGTTGGTAATGCGTTTGCTGATCTGATGGCAAAGATATCAGGCAAGGACAAAAAGGCTGTTTCTTCTGTTGTTCCTGCCGTCTCTGATCTTGGAAAGACCGTATCAGATACAGCGGAGACCGCAACGGATATGGCGAAGCAAGCAGGACAAGACGCAAAGAAAGCATCAAAGACTATTGCATCATTCGATCAGCTTCACATTCTTTCCAACGATGAAGACAAGAAAACAGACCAAGAAGAAGAAAAAGAAAATTCGCCAGCAATAGACGGAATAAAAACAGATTTACAGGACACAACAAGCGAAACAAAAGATGCGACTTCCGCCTTTGATGGACTTATTCAGAAAGCAAAAGAATTACAGAAGGTCTTTGAAAAGGGATTTAAAATCGGTCTTGGCTCTTCTACTTTTGAACCGATTCTCGATAACATAAAAAAAGTCAAAGAAGCGTTCAAGAACATTTTCACAGACCCGAAAGTTGTCGATTCTGCAAACAAGTTCATCAACAAGATGGTAAAAGCATGGGGACAGGTTGTTGGTTCTGTCACATCCATCGGTATTACCATTGCAACGGCTCTTACAGGCGGAATCGCTCAATATCTTGAAAAGAATACCGAAAGAATAAAGAACTATCTGATCTCCATGTTTGATGTCGGCGGGAAGGTTGTTGAACTGTCGGGCAACTTTGCCACCGCTGTTGCTGAAATCTTTTCGGTATTTGCAGATGAAAACGGCATAACTGCTATAAGCAACCTTTTCGGCATTATCTTTGACAGTGTCATGGGTGCGACAGAGATTATTTCAAAGTTTGCACTGGATGTACAGACACTGATAATGAAACCGATCATTGACAATGTAGATGGACTGAAAAAGGTACTTGATGGACTGCTTGGATTTATCGGTCGTATATTAGGCACAATCAAAGATACAGTAGATGCGACCGTTGACAAAGCACTTACCGTTTATGACGAACACGTGCATCCACTGTTCGAGAGCCTGACAAACGGAATCAGCACAATCATCAGACATCTGACAGAAGCATGGGAGCAATACATTCAGCCGTTACTTGATTTCTTAGCAGAAAAGGTTGATGTCCTCTTCAAAGAACATATTCAGCCTGTTATCGATTCGTTGCTCGATTTACTCGGACAGATAATGGACAGTTTGAAAGCTCTTTGGGAAGGTGTGCTTCTGCCGTTCATCACATGGATCATTGACAATATCATTCCGGTTGTTGCACCGATCATCAAAGAAATAGGTTCTGTTGTCCTTGATGTTGCAGGCGGTGTGATGGATGCCATAAAACTTGTAATTGATGTTGCAAAATACATCATCAAGTTCATTACAGATGTCTTCAAAGGTGATTGGAAATCAGCATGGGAAGATGTCAAGAAAATCGGTGAGACGATCTGGAAAGGCATCAAGAACATCATAACAGGCTTTATCAAGAAAATTCAGGAATATGCTTCGAAAGCTTGGAAAGCGATTCAGAGTACCGCTTCGAGTGTATTCAACGGAATCAGGAAAACTGCTTCCTCTGTATGGGGCAAGATAAAGTCAGTAATATCAACAGCGATAAACGGTGCGAAGACTGCAGTTGCAACGGCTGTCAATAATATCAAAAGCAATGTATCAACGCAGTTCAATAAAGTCAAAAGCACTGTTCAAAGCGTCTGGAATGCGATCAACAACCACATAAAAGAAAAGATCAACAACGCAAAGAAAGTTGTTTCGAATTCCGTTACCGTAATCAAAGACAAAGCAACGACCGCATTTAATTCTGTTAGAGCAAAGACAAAAGAACACTGGGACAAGATCGAGAAATACATCAACGATTCGATCTCGGACGCAAAGAAGACTGTTGGAAGTGCTGTCAAGACCATCAAAGAAAAGGCTATAAACTCTTTCAATACTGTAAAGAGTAAAACACAAAACGCTTGGAAGCAGATCGGAAACAGCATCATAAACAACATAAACTCTGCAAAGAAGAGCGTAAAGTCAGCAGTCCAGACATTAAAAGAAGACGCACTCGATAAGTTCAGAGCATTAAGAGAAAAAGTAAAGACTATATGGAACAAGATCAAGTCCTTAATATGTGATCCTATCGCAAATGCAAAGAAATCAGTTGAAAGTGCTGTAAATAGTATCAAGAGCATCATGAGTTTTGACGGAATAACAGAGAGTATTAACAACGCACTCGGCGGGTCATTCGGCGATGTATTCAAGGCACTGACGGCACCGTTTTATTCGGCACTTGACGTAATAAACGACGTAAAAGAGGCGATACAAAACTTCAATCCATTATCAGCTGTTCAGAGCATAGGAAATTCTATCGGCGGTGTCTTCGGGATTACAACGCACGCAACAGGCGGTTTCCCGGAAGACGGCATATTCATGGCAAATCATAACGAACTTGTCGGCAAATTCAGCAACGGGAAAAATGTAGTAGCGAACAACATGCAGATCATTGAAGGTATTGAAGAGG